CGTCGCACCTGGTGTCGGAGTGGGCGCTCAAGCCTACCGCGCCTAAGGCACACGCGGTTGTCTTCGATCTTAACGGATCATAATAAATCTGAGGGGGCGGGCGACTGCCCCCTCTCTTCTATGAGGGAGACGACATGAAACGAGTTTTGTATACCGACCCCTACACCGCCAAAGAGGTGGTAATGGATCAGCGCTCTGATGGCACGGACATCATTGAGACGACCCAGCGCTTTGACACGCTGGTAAAGCTAAACCGTCAAATGAATAACGACTACACAAAGGGCAACATGATTGGCAATACCCAGCGCCATATGCAGCACGTAGCAGAAATACCAAATGTAGTGTATAATCACCTAATCGAGACGCTCGGCACACCGCAGGAAAACCCAAAGGGCTGGAAGGCGTGGCTGAACAGTAACGAGAACAGAGATTTTAGAACTGGTGGCGGGCATATCTAATGGCTATTACAAACTACGCGACATTGCAGACGGCTATCGCCAACTTCTTGGCGCGTAGCGACTTAAACAGTCAAATCCCAGAGTTCATCCAATTAGCTGAGGCTAGAATTAACCGTGAGCTTGAGACGCGGGAGCAGGAAAAGCGCTCCACGGCAACGCTTCAGGTTGGGGATGAGTATATTGCTTTGCCAACAGATTTGAGAGAAATCCGCGAGGTAAAATTAAACACAAGCCCTGTGACAGTCTTGGACTATATGTCACCATCATCTTTGGATAAGGACTACGCGAATACCGGCAACGGAAAGCCCAAGGCGTACAGCGTCGTTGGCCTTGAAATGAAACTACGCCCCATCCCTGACAGCGCCTATTCTGCTGAGATCATATATATTGGCTCAGTTGACGCCCTGTCGGCCACAAGCACACCAATTTTATTTACCCGCTCACCAGACCTATATCTTTCGGGCGCCTTGGCTGAGGCCTATACTTACCTGCTCGATGAACAGCGCGCGGCTGTTTATGATGAAAAGTTTACCCGCGCAATTAACGAGGTAAAAATAGACGAAGAGCGTTCTCATTATGGGACTAGTTCGTTATCCACAAAGTCTATTTATATGCGTCAAAATGCAAAGGCGGAGAGTTAAATTATGTCTGCAATGAGTGATTATCTTGAGAATGAAATTCTCGATCATATCTTAGGAACTGGCTCGTACACTATGCCAGCTTCCGTTTATGTTGGGTTGTCCACAGGTTCGTTTAACGATGACAACAGTGGCACAGAAATTAGCGGCAGCGGTTATGCACGCGTTGCGGCAACTTTTAACGCGGCAGCGTCAGGCACGGCAGATAACTCGTCTGCTATTCAGTTTTCTGCTGCAACCGGCAGTTGGGGTACGATCAGCCACTTCGGGCTGTTTGACGCATCCACTGGCGGTAACCTGCTTATTCACGGTGCCTTCACGACAGCGAAGACAATAGCTAGCGGGGACATTTTAAAGATTGACGCCGGTGACTTAGACATCTCTGCTGACTAAGGGGTGAGCCGTGGCTACGCTTGAGGAACTAGATAATTGGGGCAATATGGATGCGATAGATAGCTTTGGCAATCTTGAGCAACTAGACAGCATCACATTGCACCAAGCAGCAGCGAGCGTCTCAACAAGCGCTACATCCTCTAGCGTTATGCAGAGAATACTTGCCTTCGCCGCCGCAGTCTCTGGCGTCGCGTCCGTTTCTGCATATGCGTCTTTTATTGCTAAGTTTGCAGCGGCAGTTTCGGCAGCCGTTAGTGCAGCGGCAGACCTAAAGCGCATCCAGCACACTTCGGCAGCGGTCGTCTCGTCTATTGCAGCGTCGTCAATTATAACGAGAATTAGGCAGCTTGTTAGCTCAAGCTCTGTCGCTGTAACTATAGCAGCCGCCACAAAGGGCATATTTGGAGGCGCCTCGGCTGTTAGGGTAGCTGTCAGCCAGTTGGCTGTCCCTCACGTTATGGGCGACAGGTGGGTTGAGCAACTTAGCCAAAATGAGGTATGGAGATATCAAAACCCATTCCCTGTATCTCTTGAGGAATTAGACACGCTCGGCTCAATGGATAGCTTAAATATTTACGGTTCACTTGATGACCTAGACGACCTTGATATTATTCTGCCGGCATTGACTTGGTCGCAAGTCAGCACTGGCAGCGAAAGGTGGACGAGAAAATGATACAACTAGGCGAGTGGCTTCCAGACCAAGCAGACATTATGAATAGCGGCGTGACAGTTGCAACTAACGTCATGCCAGCCGCTATGGGCTACCATTCTATGAATGGGTTTGTGCCATACTCAAACGCCGCAAGCAGCACAATTAAGGGCATTTTTGCAGCAAAAGACACCGCGTCCAACTCAAAGCTATTCGCCGGAGACGCCACTGACATTTACTTGCATAACACGACAACCAATAATTTGGATAGCGTGGGGAAAGTTGGGGGCTACACCCTAGATGACAACGAGCGGTGGAAATTTGTGCAGTTCGGTGATTACGTCATCGCGTCTGGTGGTGTAAATGAGGCTTTACAATATTTTGAGTTAGGCGCCAGTGCTACGTTTTCTGATTTGGGTGGTTCTCCCCCAAAGGCTGACTTCCTCGCTGTTGTGCGCGACTTTGTGTGGACTGCAAACATTGATAGCGGCGCAGGCCGTATTCCGTATCGTTGCCAGTGGTCTGGGTTTAACAACGTCACAAGCTGGTCAGTAGGGACAGACCAATCAGACTTTCAAGACCTGCCAGACAGCGGCGCCATCACTGGAATGGTCGGCGGCGAATACTGCACGATTTTGACCGAGCGTGCCATTTACCGAGCCACATACTCTGGCCCACCGTTGATATGGCAGTTTGACAAAGTTGTATCAGAGCGAGGCTGTAACTTTAAAAACTCTGTGTGCAACGCTGGCAACCTTGTGTTTTTCCTTTCATCAGATGGCTTCTACGCCTTCGACGGACAAAGAGCCGCGCCTATAGGCAGCGAAAAGGTGAACGAATTTTTCCTAGCAGACTTCGACAGTAACTACGACTATCGTATGTCTGCAAGCGTTGACCCCCTAAACGAGGTGGCTATGTGGTCTTACACATCAACGCAGTCGCCAACAGGTCAGCCGGACAAAATTATTATATATAACTTTGTGCTTAACAAATGGTCACTGGCAGAGATTGAGGCTGACTACCTTGCGCCTATGTTCTCAGCGGGCTACACGGTTGACGGCCTAGACAACCTCGCCGCCACAGTTGACGGACTAAGCATCCAGCTAGACAGCCGGTTCTTTAAGGGCGGACAATATTTCTTTGGTGGCGCCTACGGAGACAAGATTTACACATTCAGCGGCGCGCCATTAGCTGCCACAATCGAGACTGGAGAGGCGCCAATTTCTATGGGCAGGCACTCAATCGTGACTAGAGCCTACCCATATTACGAGGATGGATTAGCAACTGTGTCAATCGGCACAAGAGATACCCAGTCTTCAGCGCCTACCTTTACCACAGGCGTCGCGCCAAATAGTGACGGATTTGCTCCGCTACGCGCTCAAGGCAGATACCACCGCGCTAGGATAACTATGTCAGAGGGTTGGAGTAAGGTTATTGGTCTGGACATTGAGGCTAGGCAGATAGGTAGAAGATGACTACTGAAGAGCGCATCACTAATTTTCGCACGTTAAATCCTATTACGGCTACGACACGCGAGATTGCCGAAGTCCTAAACCGCACAATCAATGGCGGTTTAAATAGTATTGGATATGTTACATTATTAGCCACCACAACTCAGGTAACTGTTGACGAGCCTCGTTATTCAACCAGTAGCTTAGTGTTTTTTACTGGTGTCGACCACGACCCTTGGCACCACAATCCGTATATAGACAGTACAAGCACTAACGGAACTATGGTTATTAACTATTCAAATGCAGGACACGATGCACGCTTCGCCTACCTTATTATCGGCTGAAGACCGAATGGGCGCTCAGTGGGAGCGCTGCTACAAGTGGATCAGCGACGCGCTGCAATACGCTGGCGACACGCATTGTATGGAGGACGTGTACCACGCCTGCGCGACTGGCAAGGCGCAGTTCCACCCGCTTGAGAAGTCTGCTATTATAACGGAGATAGTAGATTACCCGCAGCGGTCAGTTTGTAGGATATGGCTTGCAGGCGGTGAGCTTGACGAGTTAATGGAGGCCGAAAAATCTATCGCAGTCTGGGCTAGGTCTATTGGCTGCAACGGTATGGAGATAATCGGCAGGAAGGGCTGGCAGCGTCAGCTCAAAGATTACACCGCCACGTCGGTGGTTTTAGTGAAGGATATTAGCGATGAGTAAAGGCGGCGGATCAACAAGGACGGTTACGCAGAGCGTAAACCCACCAGAATACGCGAAGCCATTTCTTGAGTTTGGCTTGTCTGAGGCAAAGCAGCTCTATCAGGATCAGCCGACATATTACCCCGGTCAGACAACCGTGGGCTTCGCACCTGAAAGCGAAATGGCGTTGCAAGGCATCCGCCAAGCTGCGATAACTGGCTCGCCGTTTATACCCGCAGTCCAAGATGTTGTGATGCAAAACCTGATGGGTACTAACCCGCTGATGGCGGCGGCGTTCCGCCCTGTCGTTGAGCAGGTAGAGGCGCAGGCCTCAAAAGCTGGCCGTTACGGCTCAGGGTACCAGCAGGCGGCTCTTGGGCAGGCGTTAGCGCCTATGGCTTACCAAGCGCAGCAGGCGGCGATTGCCCAAGCCCCAGCAGCTCGTCAGTTTGGAATGGCTGACCTTGAGACGCTTGCAGGCGTCGGTGCAGCACGCGAGGCGCAGTCCGCTGCCGAGCTTCAGGCTGATATTGACCGCTTCAACTTTGAGCAGGCTCAACCGCTATCGTCTCTTGCGAACTATATGGCGACGGTGCAGGGTGGCACGGTTGGCAGCGACA